CAACAACAGAGATATTCTTAAAGAAATACACCTAAGCAAAAACACCTACTGTGCTTTTCGTGACAGAACAACTGATCATCAGTTTGACATGATCCTGCCCAGTGTAAGCAAAATCAATCAAAAGACTGTGGCCGAAGCACGCCGCAATCGTGCTGATCGCCACAAACGTGAAACTGGCGAAGTGATTGATCCCAAAAAAATACCCAATACGGAGGTGGTTTTCCGTATTATGACTTGGGAACACATACCCATGGCGCCCAAGAAAGTGCCCAAAACTGCTGCCAAAAAGAAGAAAATTGAAGACATCTTGGACTTGGATGATGTAGTGGAAGACCCACTAGCGGACTTGATTGAGGACGTTGTGTTGGATCCCACACACATGCGAGTGAACTTTCCCCCGTTCTGGCATTACCGACTGGACGAGGACAAGAACCCTGTGCTGGTGGGCAAAAGCCACTGGCGGGGCGATTTGGACTCAGGCGAGTTTTGCAAGGATCATGGCAACATGACACGCAAACTGGCCACTATGTTTATGAAACTGTGCGAACGTTATGCCACAAGATCAAACTGGAGAGGATACACTTACAATGAAGAAATGCGCGGACAAGCCCTGTTACAACTCAGCCAAATCGGACTGCAATTCGACGAATCAAAATCGCAGAACCCTTTTGCGTATTATACTGCCGCTATCACTAATAGCTTTACTCGCATTCTGAACATTGAAAAGAAAAATCAAAACATCCGTGATGACATTCTTGAAATGAACGGGCTCAACCCGTCATGGACACGCCAGAACTCTGGCAAAGCTGGCATGGCAGCCATGTCCGGACCGGTTGTGACTACCTACGAAGAGTAGTATACTAGGTAGATGACAAATCTATTCAAGAAGGCCGCGGTCTTCACAGACATACATTTTGGGCTCAAGAGCAACAGTCAAACACACAACGATGACTGCTTGGACTTTGTAAAATGGGCCACTGCTACTGCACAGGAACAAGGTTGTGAAACTTGCATGTTCCTTGGCGACTGGCACAACAACAGGGCCAGCTTAAATATTGTTACCCTGAGTTACAGTCTCCGGGCCCTGGAGCACATGAATGACAACTTTGATCGGGTATATTTTATTCCTGGCAATCACGATCTTTATTATCGAGACAAGCGCGATATTCAAAGTGTGGAGTGGGCCAAACATTTGCCGAAAGTTCAAATTTGTAATGATTGGTTCAGTGACGGTGACGTTGTTATTGCTCCTTGGCTATGCGGCGATGACCACAAACGCATACCCAAACTAAAGGGCCGTTACATGTTTGGGCATTTTGAACTGCCCGGCTACTACATGAATGCCATGGTACAAATGCCGGATCATGGTACTATCCAACGTGGCGACTTTGGCGGATTTGATCATGTGTTCACTGGACACTTCCACAAACGTCAAACAGCCAACAACATCACCTACATTGGCAACTGCTTCCCACACAACTATGCTGATGCAGGAGATGATGAACGTGGCATGATGATCCTGGAATGGGGCAAAGAGCCTGAGTATCATGCCTGGCCCGATCAACCCAGATACCGAGTACACGGCTTGGCCAACTTGATTGACAATGCAGCCACTTTGCTTGCGCCCAAGATGCATGTGCGTGTGAACTTGGACATTGAGATCAGTTATGAAGAAGCCAACTTTATCAAAGAAACGTTTATTCGAGATTATAGTCTGCGTGAAATGGCCTTGATACCAAACAAGACTTCGGGTGTGGACGTGGACCTCGCGCCAGGTGATGTTAAGTTTGAGAGTGTAGATCAGATTGTCACAGACCAACTGACCAACATTGAATCAGAGTTTTACGACAACAAACTGCTGCTGCAGATTTATCAAAATTTATGATTAAACAAGCAGCAGTCACTGGTCATACCTCTGGCCTTGGAAATAGTTTTTTTAGACTTTTAAGCAACCAAGGATACCAGGTACAAGGCTTTAGTCGTACCAATGGGTATGATCTGCGTGATTACTCTTGTGTTACTGATATGTTGGAGCAGATAAAAGGGTTTGATTTGTTTATAAACAATGCCAAACCAGATTATGCACAATCACAGATAGTGTACAGATTATCAAGAGACTGGACCAGTGGAACAATTATCAGTATTGGTAGTCAGGCTGTGATACAAAATCCAGGCTGGACTGATACGTTTTTAATGGAGTATCTCACGCAAAAAATTGCATTGTGTCATGCCCATCAATTGTTGCAACCTGTGACCAACTGTCAATTGGTGATTGTGCATCCTAAGCATTTGGAAGATAACACTGATCTTTATGTCAAGCAATTGATATCCGAGTTGAATCTATGACTCCAAAAGAGTATTTTTCCCACGAATCACTTTGTCCTCTTCCTTGGATTGGGGTTTATATAAATCCTGACGGTACTGTAAAGAATTGTGCTATCTCTAATGAAAAATTAGGAAATTTACATTCAACTCCCTTGGAAAAAATCTTGCTTGGGCCAACTAATTCATTGATTAAAAAAGATATGTTGGCAAACATAAAACATGATCGTTGTGGCGTATGTTATCGCAACGAAGATAATAGCCAATCTGGTTCAAAAAAGTCCAGCAATAGATCTTGGTATAAAAAATATGGTATTAAGAATGTTAGTTCGACCATGTACAGAGATCCTGCTAATTTTGATTTAAAGACGCTGGATCTTCGTTGGCGCAACACTTGCAATCTAGCATGTGTGTACTGCGGGCCTGATCTCAGCAGCAAGTGGGCCAGTGAATTAAATGTTCAATCTTATAGAATTGATGAAGCAGTGTTGACTCAAAACAAACAGTATATTTTGGACAACCTAGACAACATTAATCATGTTTATCTAGCTGGCGGAGAGCCATTGTTGATCAAAGAAAATCTTGAGTTATTGAATTTGTTACATGAACAAAATCCTGATGTAGAGATACGAATCAACACTAACTTGTTTCAAATTGACAATGAAATTTTTAAAAAATTAATACTATTTAAAAATGTAAAGTGGACTGTGAGTGTTGATGCAATCAAAGATGAGTTTGAGTACATTCGATACCCCGGACATTGGAATAAATTTTACGACAATTTGATGCACTTAAAAGATCAAGAATTTGATATAAATTTTAACATGGTTTGGTTTGTGTTGAACTCTACATCAATTTTTGACTGCATTGATCTATTGCAACAGTCAGGATTTCACGAAAACACATTTATGATTCAATGTCTCGAAGACCCGTTACCCCTATCTATTAGATGTATGCCCGATGTTTACCTTGAAGAATTACAATTAATTTTAAAACAAAAACTTGCCCAAACTAATTCCAAATACTGGTTGCATAAATCAATAGATTCAATGTATAATTTTATAGATGGGTCTTTTCCTGATCTTTCTATAACATCAACTTTTGATTTCTTAAATGTTCTAGATCAGCGACGCGGATTAGATAGTCGATCCATATTTCCCATGTTATACAATATTAATATATGATCCAAATTAAAAATCTCACTGTTAAAAACTTTATGAGTGTGGGCAATGCCACACAAGGCATTGACTTTGATCGTCAAGATCTAACGTTGGTACTGGGTGAAAACTTGGACCTGGGCGGTGACGGCAGCCGCAACGGCACAGGCAAGACCACAATTATCAATGCGTTAAGTTATGCCATGTACGGGCAAGCCTTGAGCAATATTCGCAAAGACAACCTTGTGAACAAAACCAACGGCAAAGGCATGTTGGTAAGCCTTGACTTTGCAGTCAACGGTAAAACATACAAGATTGAACGTGGACGTAAGCCCAATGTGTTGCGGTTTTATGTAGACAGCGAAGAACAAAGTGCAACAGACGATGCCCAAGGTGACAGCCGAGAAACACAGGATGCTATTGAACATGTGTTTGGCATGAGTCATGACATGTTCAAACACATCTTGGCCTTAAACACATATACCGAACCATTCTTGAGTTTGAAAGCCAACGAACAGCGCACTATCATTGAGCAGTTGTTGGGTATTACAGTATTGAGTGAACGTGCTGACCGTATCAAAGAACTCAACAAGGCCACAAAAGATTCAATCACTTCAGAAGAGTTTAGAGTACGTGCGGTGCAAGAAGCCAACAAGCGCATTGAAGAACAAATTGAAAGCCTGCGCCGACGTCAAGGCCTGTGGCAAAAGAAATACAACAGCGACTTGGCTTATCTTGTGGGCCAATACGATGATTTGGCCCGGGTCAATATTGAAGCAGAGCTGTTGGCACACAAAGATCTTGCTGTGTGGACTGAAAAGAAAAAACAAGCAGATGCACATGATCGATTGTTGGCATATCAAACTGCATGGCAGCAAACACAAACCAAAGAAATCTCTATCTTACAAGACAGTTACAACAAACTCAGTCACATTGACATCTCAGCAGAACTGCAAGCACACCAAGACTTGGCTGCATACAATCAACGGGCCAAGGACATTGCTGAACTTGAAAAACTCATTGCTCGTTGTGTCACAGATGAGGCCCGAGAACTAAGGACGTCTGACAAACTCAAGGCAGAGATTGCTGAACTGGAAGCACACAAGTGTTATGCTTGTGGTCAAGAGTTTCACGACGGTGCTCATGAAAGTGTGTTAGAAGCCAAACGTAAATTGCTACAAGAATCAGCATTGCAGTGCTTGGCCACAAATGGTCAGTGGATGGAAAATACTGCGGCACTGCAAGCACTAGGTGAACTGGGCACTCGGCCCGCAACATACTACAAGACCGAAGCTGAAGCCATTCGGCACAGCAGCGAACTAGAAAATATTCAGCAGAAGATTTTAGACAAATCAGCAGAGGCAGATCCTTATGCTGAACAACTTGTAGGCTATGTCACAGTTGAACTGGGCGCAGCACCTGCTACCCACTACGACACAGAAGCACAGGCTGTCAAGCACTCTACACAGGTAAATAATTTACTACAACAGATTACCAGCAAGCACGCCGAAACTGATCCCTACAGCGAACAGATTGAAGACATGCAACAACAAGCTCTGCAAACAGTAGACTACAACCGAATCAACGAACTGACCAAAGTACAAGACCATCAAGAATTTTTGTTGAAGTTATTGACCAGTAAAGATTCATTTGTTCGCAAGAAGATCATTGATCAGAATTTGAGTTACTTGAACGCACGACTCACACACTACTTGGATCGCATTGGATTGCCACACACTGTGAAGTTTCAAAACGATTTGAGTGTGAGCATTGAGGAATTGGGACGTGAACTGGACTTTGATAACTTGAGTCGCGGTGAGCGCAACCGATTGATCCTTAGTATGAGTTGGGCATTCCGTGATGTATGGGAAAGTTTGTATCACCCCATCAATATTTTGTTTATTGACGAAATGATTGATTCCGGATTAGACACCCAGGGCGTAGAAGCCAGTTTGGCGTTGTTGAAGAAGATGACTCGTGAACGTCACAAGAGTATTTGGCTGGTGAGTCACAGAGACGAATTGGCTGGACGTGTGGAGAACATACTCAAGGTAGTTAAAGAAAACGGATTTACCAGTTACAATACAGATGTAGACATTTCTTAATCAATATGATCCATGCAATAATTTTAACAGTGCCAAGAAAAGCAGCAGTACGTCCTGCGGCTGCTCCTGCCATTATTAAACAAATATTCAACAAGCATAGAGTTAAAAGTAAATGTCTAGATATAAATTTAGATTATTTCACAAGATTTCAACAACAATGTGATCCTGTGTTGTGGAACGAAATCGATGAATACTTGTTTATCAAAAACAAACAACTCGGTGCAAGTGCTCAAATCCTATTTGATCAACTCATTCAACACTGGATTGATTTGATTTCTACATATCAACCCAAGCAACTGTTGATTAGTGTTTTTAGTTGGCAGGCACAACGTTTCACTGAAAAATTCTTAGAAAAATTTAGATCACAATACACCTGTGAAGTTATCATAGGTGGACAAGGACTGATACGTGAAGAAAACGGAAGTTTTGCAGACCGGCCAACTTTTGCACATTATCTCAAACAACTTGGCTTGATTGATCATTGGATACGCGGTGAGGCTGAAACTACTATACCAGCGATCATACAAGGCAACTACAATGTAGCTGGTATAGACACTGATTTTTTTGCCGAACGTAGCAACATTGCTGACCAACCTGTAATGGATTTTGGTGACTTTGACATAAGGTCATATAAGAATGGCAGTAAACACGGTGTGCTACCAATAGAAAGTTCTAGAGGTTGTGTTAGAAAATGTGTGTTTTGTGATATTCCTACTATACATGGCGGTTTCCGAGTCAAATCAGGATCACAACTGGCCAACGAAATGATTCACTACTATGAACAATACGGGGTGAGAGATTTCTTTTTCCACGATGCATTGTGCAATGGTAGCATGAAAGATTTTCGACAGTTTAATCGAACATTGATAGACTATTATGAATCTCACAATCTTCCTAATAGACATTTTGTCTACAGCAGTCATGCCATTGTGCGCAGACCTAATGCCATGCGACCCGTAGATTTTGAACACATGGCACGAGCAGGTGCAGAGACCATGGTATTGGGCATTGAGAGTGGCAGTGATCGAGTTCTGGCCGACATGCGCAAAGATTTTACCATGGCTGATCTTGACTACAACATGGCGCAATACAGCAAAAACAAAATGCAGGTTTATTTTTTAATGATCACCGGCTTCCCCACAGAGACCGAGGCAGACCATCAAGCATCATTGAATCTGCTGACCAAGTACCAACGATTTGTAGCAGACGGTACTATCATTGGTGTAAATTTAGGCACTACGCTGACCATAGAACAAGGCACACCCATGTTTGATCAACCCAACACACTGAACATAATTGGCATCAACAATCAGCGTCCGCAAGGGGCAGATTGGATGTGCAAAGATAATCCTGAGTTGACTTACAAAAAACGTATTATGCGTAGAATACAGATACAAGAACATTGTGAACAGTTGGGATACACATTTTGGAAAGGCGATGATCAACTCAAAACACTGATGGACAAGTATCAAGAACGCTTGGCTAGAATTCAGGAGTTGGTGCATTGAAAATTCAACTGAACTTTGCAGTAGAACAAAAACTAGGAGATCCATTGATCAAGGTTACCATTGACGACTACATGTTGTTGTATGATGGTGTTGCACAGGACAGTTTGGAATTTGATGTGCCGCTAGACGACGGCAATCACGAATTAAAAATCACACACCATGGCAAAACTGTGCATGATCATGTGTTAAACTCAGATGGCAGCATTGCCATGGACAAACACGTAGAAATAGTTGGGATACATTTAGACGATACCCTGTTGACTGGCGAATTGTGGTTGGGGAAATTTTTTCCTGTGTACATGCACAAAGCCGACAACGAACCGTATTCAATATGTCCCAATTTGTATTTGGGGCACAATGGCACATGGGTATTGGAATTTGCAACTCCTGCATTGAAATGGTTGATTGACCTTAGACGTCAAGGACCACAATTGAGCAATACTATTTTTAAAACCAATCATCAAGTGCTTCAAGAAATCAAAAACATATTTGAGAATTTGCCCGATGTTTGATTACAACAGTGTTACTGAATATCAAATTGAAATTACAACATATTGTAATGCTGCCTGTCCTCAGTGCCCTCGCAACAACATGGGAACAGGTATCAATCCCTACATGCCACTCATTCACTTGCCACGTGTGACAATTGATCAAGCATTCAACACTGAATTATGTCAACAGTTGAGACAAGTGTTTTTCTGTGGCAGTTACGGTGATCCCATAATGCATCCAGATTTCTTGGACATCTTGCGTGACTTTAGAAGCAAGAGCCCCCAACTATGGTTGTACATACACACCAATGGCGGAGTGCATGATTCTGAGTACTGGGCAGAAATTGCAAAAATCATGAATGGCTACGGACAGATAGATTTTGGCATCGACGGACTAGAAGATACTTTACATTTGTACAGAAAGAACGTAAAATACAACACTGCTATTGCCAATGCACAGGCGTTTATCTCAGCTGGTGGGCGAGCACAATGGAACTTTATTGTTTTTAAACACAATGAACATCAAATTGATCAAGTTCACCCCCTGGGCAAGAGCATGGGATTTCATAATGTGTTGATTCGCAAGACTGGTAGATTTTTAAATCATGCCACTATGACCGAGCTGGATTTATGGCCAGTAGCTGGTGCTGATTATGTGTTGGAACCTCCCAGCAATGAGCAATATAAAAATCATAGCATGCAATCGTTGCCTGAGCTTAAACAACAATACCACAACATCAAAGAATATTTTGACACCACACCCATACATTGCGATGCACTGACCGGCAACAAAGTAGCTATCAATGCCGAAGGTGTGGTATTGCCTTGTAATTTTTTCAATCACAACTTGTATGATGCAAGATTTCAAGATGGCACATTGCCTGGTGCAAATCCGTTGAGTACAGTGAATGGCAAAAATCAAGTGCGTGAATTTTTACAACGTTATGGACTAGATAATTTGAACATACATCACAAAACATTGCCAGAAATATTTGCCAATGAATTTTGGCAGGATCTTGTGGCATCGTTTCACAACCACAACAGACTGTTTGAATGTGCCATGACCTGTGGCAAAAAGTTTACAAAAGTATGGGATCAATCACGATGAAAATGTTAGTAACAGGCGGTAACCGAGGACTGGGGCAACACCTAGTGGATGTGTTTGGTGCAGACAGTGTCAGCAGGACCACAAACTTGAACATCACCGATGAACAAGCTGTCAAGCTGATTGCTCAACAAAGTTTGAATTATGATGTGTTTGTCAACAATGCATTTGATGGTCCGCCGCACGAAGCCTGGGCCAACTTTGCACAAACAAACTTATACATGGCAGTGTATGACAAGTGGAAAGATGCTGGCAAGAGTGGGCACATCTTTAACATTGGATCAGTAGGCGAACGACACATTGTGGCCCCTGAACCCAGATTTGAAACATACCGTGTGGCCAAGGCAGCACTGGCGCATGCCAGCAGGCAGGGCACACAGTCATTCAAACAAAATTTAATCAAGTTCAAGACCACGTTGATCACACCTGATCGCTTGGACACAGAACTGAGCCGTAGCAGACCCACTTGGACTGGAAACGGCGTAAATTTAACAGATATCAGCAATTTTATACGATACTCTACCGCATTATCCCCAAACACTGTGGTAGAAGAGGCAACTTTTTACGTGAACTTTGAACACAAGGCATAACTATAGCACGAAAGGCAATTTCCCACAACTCACATGACATGGCTTTATCAAGACACCCCAGTTGAGACACTGCCCGAAGAATGTGTGGGATTTGTTTATCAGATCACAAATAATCTATCTGGACGCAAGTACATAGGCAAAAAATTAGCGAAATTTAGTAAAACAACGTACAAGACAGTAAAACAAAAGAACGGCATCAAAAAGCGGAAAAAGATACGCACCAAGATCGATTCAGATTGGCGTGAGTACTACGGGTCAAGCCCAGAATTAACCGCAGACGTAATCAAACTAGGCACCGAAAACTTCTCCAGAGAAATACTTTATTATTGCAAAAGCAAGAGTGAGTGCAGTTATATTGAGGCACGAGAGCAATTCAGTAGAAGAGTATTGGAATCAGCAGATTATTACAACGGCCATATACAAGTACGTGTGCATGGCTCACACATCAAAGATAAAATTTAATCACGACTTTGTGCTGAGTGCAATGACTCAGCCCCATTGAGGAACGGTGCGATACCCGGTCTGGACTTGGGCGTCAAAGAACAGCTACTAACTTAAGGCAGCAAACGATTCGGGCTCTGTGAAAAAGATACACCCCGTGCTTATAGGACTTGGATCTATTTCGGGTCACTAGGGTTCCGTTGACATGTGAAGCTTGAGTAGGGGGTACCGGTCAACCGCCTCCGTGTTGGAAACAATAATCTCATTAGAATAGATGACTGCGGTCACTCAGATGATGCATTCAATTCACCGTGCATACGGTGAATTATGACCACAGTATCTAGATGATACTTAGAAGACAATCAGTTGATGAACGAAGTGAAATCAACAGATCTCGCTAGAGATCTTCAATCGTCTAAGTTGGTATCTGGCCAATCTCTAAACAATGCATGTTGAATGTTTCCTGAAACAAACTGATTGAAACTTTTGTGTTTGGCTTCAAGATCGCCTTTGAGTGGAGCAACACGTTTGAAGGCCGAGTCCATTTGACCCATGTCTCGGAACTCCATAATGATCATCCATTCAGGCATGTCTGCTATGCTACGGAATCCCATCTTGCAACGTGTGATTCTATAAGTTTCCATCCGGCCTTCTTCAATCAAATGATCAAAAAAACTTTTCATTCCGTTGACCCACTCAATGTCCGAGATGTCGCCTTCTTTATCTGCCCAAATTGTGTATAAATCCATGTGTTACTCCATTGGTCCTAAAATTTCAAATCCGTCTATTTCAGATTTGTAAGAGTGTGCTTGCTCAAGATACAGGTATTGAAATCCTCGTGCTTGATATATAGCGCACTCTGCTTTCATTGTTTCTATGCCCATGCGTAACTTGGGATTGTGATAAGTCCATGCAAACTGATCGCACAAGGCATTGTATTCGTCATACCTTTTGATCAGTGAAAATGCTACTAGTCGGGCCTGATCGTAGTATCCAATTATATCAGTCATTGGATCAGTATATCTACTGTCAAATATGGGCATCACACTTGAAAACTTTTTGTACACGCAGTAATCACGATAGATGGCATTGAGTGCAGGTATGTCTGGCCGGGTTATGTACATCCATTCTATGTTTATGTTGTAGTTGGTTTTGCTAAGGTCAATTCTAGCAAACTGATAACTGCTCATCTGGGATCCTGTCTATGATTAAACAGCCCTGTAAGGTACTCTTCAGGCCAGGCGTGATAGAATCCTTTTGAGCCCATTTGTTTTGCGGCTGTGTTTAGTTTGCTTAGGCTCTGTACTAGCACTAGGGCATATTTGCCTTGATTCATTATGACACCATTGACGTCTTCCACGTCCTCAGGGTGATCTTCCAAGGCCAGCATGTCACGTGCCAACAAAAATTCCTGGTTGGCTGATTCAATAGCTGAGTGAAAACGAGCATAAGGCCACTCTTTGGGATTGTAGGCATACACAATCACTTCATATTTTCCCATGCCCCACCGTGCTCGATTGCGCAGGTCAAAGTAAGGATCAGCCCCGGTCAACACTTGTATGGTCTGGTTGAGTCTTGCTTGTCGTGCAAACGGACAAGGAGACCAGCCGCCTAGGCTAGGATGCGGAACTTCTACAAAAGTTTCACTCCATGCCAATATATCGGCTGTGACTGTTTGGATGTCTAGAACCATGGTAAATTGGATTTTTTGGTGGTTTCGATATTTTCTTTGGCCAGATCATTTATAAGTTTGCGCTCTTGCATACTCATGTTCATGATATCTTCGTAACTGGCCCCTCCGCGTAGGTACCAGGCTAGTCTAAAACTTTCTGCTCTGATACTCTCAGCCTCCTTGTCCATGCTGTCAATATACGAGCTAATTTGCTCGTTATTTGCTATCAGGAGGCGGAGTCGAAAAAACTTGCCATGTCCATGTTTATTTCTTGCGTGTACTTGTGATGACACTCAGTGCATTCAACATTCAAGGGTTTTATTTGTGCCTCTTGAGTCAAGTTGATCACATGGTCACGAATTTTTGTAAACACTTGTCGATCAGTTTCTTGCAAATATTCTTTGATTTGTTCTGGGTCAGTGACCGTAGCACCTGGCACCTGAATAGCAGCAATGCTTTTGCTTATGAGATTCATTGTGAGCTCAGTGATTTGTTTTAGTGATTCACTTAGAACACGACCACGTTCTTCTTCGGAAAAATCTCCGTCCCCCAGTTGTTGTAGGAATTTTTGTCTTTCAAATTGTTCCATGGCACTTTTGTTCTGTTCTTCGTAAGTGGAAGGCTTGAACATGATTTGTAAATCACCTAGGTTTATGGTTCTGCTATAATCTGGGCTGTGTAGATTATCCAAAATCACACGCAGGTCTGCAGAAAACTCATCTTCGTTTTTGCATGCTGGGCAGGTACTGCCAATATCCATGGCATGCCCATAGCTGGCAATGCGTATGGCTACCATGAGGGGGTTGAGATCCATGTTTGGAATTTTTCCAGCATCTTTAATATTGGGCACACAACTCTGTACCACATTGATAACTGCTTGCCCGTTGAACAGTGCATCAGGAGTTCGGTAACTGATTTCGTCAATGGCAGTCATGGGGTATACTGGCAGCTCACCGTTTTCGGGCATGTCCAAGGCGCCAGGTGCCCAGTAATGGCCTTGACTGGGCAATCTAAAATAAATTGCAGGCTGACGAAAGAATTGTCTCAAGGGGTTATTGCTAGTTTTGGTCATATGAGTACCTATAAATATACTACTACTTATAGGCACAAAACCATGACCCCACAAGAAGAGAATGCTCGAATCCAACAACAAGTCAATGAAGAACTAAGGGCTTATTCTGAGGCCCAACGGATTGCCACAAAAGAAACAGAAAAGTCAGCAGAAATTGAAGCCAAGGCTGCAAATCTCACAGCCACCGGTCTTCAGATTTTAGAGAAATTGTACAATGCACAGTTGCAGTACACAATTGCCATGGCCAAAGGGCAAAAAGGCGCATCTCAGTTTAATGCCGGTATAGATGCCATGACTGAGGCCACGCAGATAGCAGCAGTGGCGCTGAGTTTGTTGGTTCCGGGTGGTGCACTAATCAAAGGGGTGGTAGCAGGCCTCACATTCTTGGCCACACAGGCCATGAAAACTGCTGCCGAAATGCAAAAAGCAGCCAACGATCAAGCCGATGCCACATACAAAGCATTTCAAGCATTCAGCAAAGCTGGTGCCACTGGCGCTGATGGATTAAAAGGATTTTTTGACGATGTAAATCGCATGCGTCTCAATGTAAATCAACTGGATGCAATGGCCGGAGTAATTGCTAACAGTGCCAAAGACATGGCCTCCATGGGCGGTTCAGTTGCCAAAGCCCGCGGACAATTTGCAAATCTAGTGCAAGGCATGGGTGACTTTGAAACAGGCATGTTGAACCTGGGCTTGAGCTATGACGATCAAGCCGAAGCTGCTATGGGATTCATGAAACTGCAAAGCAATCTCAGCCAAGGACAGCAACGGGATTACGGAAAGTTGACTTTGGGTATGAAAAAATACCTTGAAGAAACTGAAGCACTGGCCAGAGTCACTGGCATGAATCGCAAGGAACAAGAAGCGGCTCAAGAAAAATACATGTCGCAACAACGATTTGGTGCCAAAGTTCAACAGTTGAGGGACGAAGGACAGAATGAAGCAGCTGACCTGTTGGTCAGTCAAATGAAAAAATACGCAGCCAAAGGCGACATGTTTGCACAGGCCTTTGCTGACAGTACCACCGGTATGCTTACCAGTGATGCATCCATTAAAGGCCTAATGTCCAGCAATGGCAAAATTCTTGAAGAAGCCAATGCCATCACTTCGGGCAGAATCAAGACTGAAAAAGAAGCCAACGAGAGTTTCCAACAAACCATGGGCTCGGTTAAAGATGTGACCAAATCCATGAACATGCTGTACCAGGCTGGAGTTGGTGAAGACTTACTGTTACCATTCAAAGAAGGTGCAGAGATTACCAAAGCAGCCAATCAAAACTTTGCTGAACAAATAGAAGACGCCAGCAAAGAAGTTAAAAAATTAATCAATAGTACTGATGAAGTAGATGGGCAATTAAAACGCTACAATGCTTTGATAAAAAGTCAAAATGACGAGATGTTGGCACTACAAGCGTCACTCAACGGTGCATTCAGTTCCGCAGGTGTTGGATTACAAGGGTTCACTGAAATTCTTGAAAACACCGGCGCTATCATCATGGAGTTGGGCAATAAAGCACTTGGCATGGTGCGCGAGATATTGGGCATCGAAGGGGCTACCCAAGAACGTTTAGAAACAGAAAGCCAGGACGAATTAAACACCTCACAAGCTACTATGGGGGAAGCAGTGGCCATGGCACCGGCTAAAATAATAGAAGCAGCCGGTGATATTGCAGCTCTGGGAATTGGCGCAGTAAACAAAGACGCTGGAAAGGCAATTCAAAACGTAGTTGACACAGCTAAAAAAGAACGTGTGGCTAGTGACACTGAATATTTAAAACAGAAACCCGCAGCAGCAGCAAAAAGTCAAACATTAGGGTTTGGGCCCGGATTCAAAGCACCAACTACGGCCGCAGATTATGCAGAGCTTGAAAGGCAAAGACAAGCAGCCAAAGCGGCACCTGCACCCGTGGCAGCACCAGTACCAACTGGTGGTAAACCTGTGGCAGCACCTGCGGCAGCACCAGTACCAACTGGTGGTAAACCTGCGGCAGCGGCAGCACCAGTACCAGCAGCACCAGCAGCAGCACCCCCAACACCAGGAGGAAAAACCGGTGGTCCAGGTTTTCCTGCTTCTGCACCTGGCGGTGGCGGCCCTGCACAGTCAACACAGACAGCACAACCAGCATCAAACGTGACTACGTACAGTGATCGATTGCTTGATTATATTAAGAAGACTGAGAGATTTACTGCCAAAGCGTTCTGGGATAAGAAACAATATACCAACGGATACGGTACCAAGGCCTTAAATCCAGAAGAAGTTGTATCCAAAATTGAGGCAGAAAACAGATTGAAAACTTACTTACAAAACGCAGTAAGTAACGTGATTTCATATGGCAAAGATAAAAAATACCAGTGGACTCAAGGACAAATTGATGCGCTGACTTCTTTTGCTTACAATGGCGGAATTGGCATGCTAGACCAACTCACTCAAGGTGGCAAACGCACCAATGACCAAATAGCACAGACAATGATGTTGTATAACAAAGCCACAGATATAAAAACTGGCATAACTGAAACGCTACCAGGGTTGACCACTCGTAGAGCAGAAGAATTGGCCATGTTCCAAGCGCGAGATGGTGGTATATTTGACGGACCAAAATCAGGGTATGCAGCCACACTGCACGGCAACGAAGCAGTGATTCCACTCAAGGATGGTGCAGTACCTGTGACCATGAGCAAAGAGTTCAACAAGAATGCTGCCAATTTGGACAAACTGGTACAACGGATCAGTATGCCAAGCACACCGGACAACAGTCAGACTGAGAACATGGCCAGCAGCAAGTTACTAAAAACTATGACAGAATATCTCACAGCACGTGACAGTGGTGTATTTGATGGGCCTAAATCCCGCTATTCCATGGCCTTGCCTAGCCCAGAATCTTTGATACCACTCAAGGATGGTGCAGTGCCGGTGAGCATGAGTCAGGAGTTCAACACGACTGCTACCAATTTGGGAGAATTGGTCAACATCATGAAAAACAATGTGGGCATGCAATCCACTATGTTGGCAGTGCTGGAAGACATGCGCCGTAGTCAAAGCAACACAGCCGACAATACCAGCAGAATGGCCGCAGTGGCCAGCAACTAACAATAAATAATCGACTATGGCAAAACCCAAACAACCCGGCTGGCGAAAGTATTTCAAAGTGGCAGACACCTCAGGTGTGATGAGTCCAATTTCAGGCAGGAACCAATTTGGCCTGCCTGGTTATACCAAGAATGACGGGTCAGACACAGGCATGCCTGCAGACTTTGTGTTCCGCAATTATGCTTCAAGATTGCCTGAAGTTTATTCGGGTCACCCCAACCGTATTGAACGCTACAATCAGTACGAAAACATGGACATGGACAGTGAGATCAATGCATGCCTGGACATCATTGCTGAGTTCTCCACGCAGATGAATGAACAAAACGGCACGCCGTTTCAAGTTGATTACGCAGACAAGCCCACAGACAACGAAGTGTCGATCATTAAAAAACAACTGCAACAGTGGATCAAGTTGAACCAGTTGGATCAACGCATCTTCAAACTGTTCCGCAACACCATCAAGTATGGTGATCAAGTGTTTGTGCGTGACCCAGAAACATTTGAAATGATGTGGGTGGACATGAGCAAGTTGGCCCGGGTGATTGTGAACGAATCAGAAGGCAAGCGTCCCGAGCAGTATGTGATCCGTGACATCAACCCCAACTTTCAAAATATGACTGTGGCAGCCAAGACCACCACAGACTACATGACCAACCCTGTGACCGGCACCATATCAGGCAATGCCAACTACACCATGCCCAATGGCGGCACCGGTGGTGGTGTAGGCAATTCAAGATTTATGACTGCCATGAATGAAGTTTGCTTGGATGCCAAGCACGTGGTTCATATCAGCCTGAACGAAGGACTGGATGTGTTTTGGCCTTTTGGACGCAGTATTCTAGAGCAGATCTACAAAGTATTCAAGCAGAAAGAACTGTTGGAAGATGCTATCTTGATCTATCGTGTGAGCCGTGCTCCTGAGCGCAGAATCTTCAAAATTGACGTGGGCAACATGCCATCACACTTGGCCATGGCGTTTGTGGAACGTGTGAAAAACGAAATGCATCAGCGGCGAATCCCCACCATGACTGGTGGTGGCAACAACATGATGGATGCGTCATATAACCCACTGTCAATCAACGAAGACTACTTCTTCCCCCAAGGGCAAGACGGCCGTGGATCATCAGTGGAAACACTGCCCGGCGGACAAAACCTAGGCGAAATTGATGACTTGAAATACTTCAACAACAAAATGGCTCGTGGTTTACGTGTACCAAGCAGTTATTTGCCTACTGGTCCAGACGACTCGGACCGTGCCATGAGTGACGGAAAAGTGGGCACTGCCTTGATACAAGAGTATAGATTCAACCAGTATTGCGAACGACTGCAGTCTCTAATTGTGCAAAAACTTGACGACGAATTCAAGATGTTTATGAAATGGCGTGGGTTTAACATAGACTCTAGCCTGTTCTCTCTGAAGTTTAATGCTCCTCAAAACTTTGCCAGCTATCGTCAAAGCGAGCTGGATACCACACGTATCGGCGCATTTACACAGCTGGAAGCCTTGCCCTACATGAGCAAGCGTTTCTTGTTGCAACGTTTCTTGGGCCTGACTGAAGAAGAAATACAAGAAAACGAAGAGT